TGCTTGTTCCATTGGTAGCCTAAAATATCAAAAACCGTATATAGGTTGTCGGGGCTGGTGACGATCTTGGTCAGCCCGGTGCCGGTGATCGTCCCGGTAAACTTGCCGTATTCGTATTCGGGGAAGTCGCCCGCTGTCCTGGGCGCCAGCTCCAGCATCTCCGCCTCGGTGGTTACTTCCACGTTCTGCGTGCAGGCTATCGGGTAAAATACCGAGCCGAGCTTCATGTAAAGAATACAAAATTTGCCCCGTACTATCTCGCTCATGGCTCCAAATTTAGCCGGCCTGGAAAATCCGGCGCTAAAAAGATTTACACATCTTTCTCGTAAATGTTAGCAAAGTCATGCGGCGGGTACAGGGAGGCGTCTGTTGAGTCGATTGCGCTGTCCCAGGTTTCCAGGAGCGTTGCCTGCCACTTGCCCGCTGCAAAGTCTATTTCCTTCAGGTTGGCGATCATGAATTGTTTGGTCGGGGCGTCGTCCACAAAAACGATCCGGTTCAGCAGCCCGATCGGTATTGGTGATCCTGTTGCCGGCTGCCAGGTAAGGCCCAGCATCGTCACTTCCAGGCGCATCCGCTTGCGCCGGTTCATCAGCATATGGCCTATGGCTTTCTGCCGCTTAAAGGTCAGCCGTTCAGCCGGGTAGTCGATCCGGTACCAACGGTCGCCGGTCATCACGTCCCCAAAGAAGAGGGTCCCTTTGTGCTGGCGGTTGTCGCTGTCGTCCATAAAGGTCTCCTCCTCGTAGTCCTGGTTCCAAATCTCCGGGAGGGTGTAACGGTCAAAGTCTCCGATCACGCCTGGTATCTTGCTTTTCTCCCTGATCTCGATCTGCAGGTCCTTAAATTCGGCGTCCCAGTTAAAGGCGCCGCTGGTGTTGTGCAGGGTTATAAACATCCTTCCCTGGCCTGGGACGCCCTTGGTCCTTAGCGCGTATTGTTTCCAGGTGTTGTTGCTTTCGCTGGAGCTCCAGCTCATGGCCAGGGTCTCGGTTCCGGTCAGGTAGTTGTCCGGGGTGAGGTTCCAGGTCCCGTCGTCGTCCAGGGTGTATTTGGCTCCGCCTCCTGCTATCTCAAATTTTATAATGGCTATCGTAAAGGTGGAGGGCCCGGTGCCGGTGCCGGCTCCCGTAAACCTGAAATTTATTGAAAAATCTACCACGTCGTCCTTGTTCAGCTCGATCGATTGGCTTTCCATCCAATGCCCCGAGGTTCCGCTGTTCTGCTCGATCACGGCGTAGGTCTCGGTGACGGCTCCGTCTATGTCTAAAATCTCGAGCCTATAAAAGTTTTCCGTCGGTGCTACCGGGGCGTTAAACGGGTATTTGTGCAGGGTCCAGCAGTCGATCTCAAACCGGACCAACGTCGGGATGATTACGTCCCCGGCATTAAAGCTCTGGTTGCAGAATATCTCCTTTGGGTATCGGTAAAAAAATTTGATCTTGGTGCGCTGGTACGGTCTCCTGATCGATCGTAACATTTCCGGTGCCAGGACCTTGATCGGTTGGCCGTTGCCGACCAGGGCGACGTAGTCCGCCTCCGCCAGGTTGGCCCTGGTCAGCGGACCGATCCGTATCGGTTTCAGGGTCTGTCCGTTGATCGTCTCCTCCATCCGTACAAACCACCAGGTGCCGTGTCGCTGGTACACGGTCATTCCCCAGGCTTCCAGGGTTTTCTTCAGGACCGTCTGCTTGCTATCCCCGCCTTCAAAGGTGCGAACGTCTACCGTCGCCTGGTCCAGGGGCGTGTTGTCCCCGTCTGCCCTGTCCAGCATTCCCTCGTAGAAAAGGTTGGCTATGTAGAAACGGTTAAGGAAAAAAACGCCGGTTTGGGTGATCGGAAGGTCCCACAAAACGCTTCCCAAAAGGTCGAGCATGGTCACCTGGCCGGAGGCCGGAAAAACCAGCGGGTCTCCTCCTGGTTGGCCCAGGCCGTCGGTCGCTCTTAAATTTATGTAGTGGGCCCTGTCGCTCCAGGGCTCCTCGAAGTCGTCCTGTTGCAGGAATCCCTTCCAGTAAATTGACCCGTTGTAGTCTAGCTGGACCACGATCGTCTCGTCCTCCCCGGCTATGAAATCGTCCATCTGGATCGCGTTGGTGTTAACGATCTGGATCGTGGCCATCGTCCCTCGGGTAAATTTGTTAAGCTCTCCGCCGCTGTTGAATTCTGACACAACAAAAGGCCGGGGCCCTGGGTCCAGGTAGGCTATCAGTCCCGTCGCTGCTCCCTTAAAAAAGAAACGCACCCGGCAGGCTGTTCCGTCGGGTGTTAAAAAATCCATCCTGTATTTTTCCGCGTATATGTTGGGGTAACTCATTTATCCTGTCCTCCCTATCCGGGCGTTGGCCCGGTTAAATGTGGCGACCATGTCGGTTCCCCGAGCTGTGAATTCGCCGGTTATGTTTATGGCTTGTCCGCCTCCGCTAACGCTGGTAAAGCTCGGGGTGCTCACGTTCGATCCGCCTCCGGCAAACGCGGCGCCTGCTCCGCCAAATCCTTTAGTCTGTCCAAAGCCCAGGATTTTGGAGAAGGCAGAAACGAACGACATCCCTCCCTTGGCTGCGTTGGCCGATCCGCCGCTGATAACGGAAAGGATCGCGGCCAGGATAGCTGCCTTCACGATCGTCGCTGCTATGTCGATCAGGAGCTTCTTGAAAACGCCGGCCAGCGCCGATACCACGTTCTTCCCGCTCTCGATCGCCTGAAATATTCCATCTATGGCTGGTCCCAGGGTTTGGTTAAAGGTATTGGATGCCTGCTGGGCTTGCTTGTCCAGGGCCTCCATCTCCAGGCGTAGGTCGGTGATCGCCTGTTGCGCTTGGGCAGAAGGCGTTATAGTCATCTTCCCGGCGGAGACGGTTTTCGGTGCCTGGGCGCGGACATCGCTGAAGGCGTCCCTGGTAACGCTGCGTACCAGGTCGGCCAGGCGCTTGGCGCCCGCTACCGGGTCCATGTCCAGGATGCTGATAAAATCAATTTTGCCGGCGCTGATCCGCCCGCTGTTCCAATCGTCCACGATCTTTTTGATCGTCTTTTGGAGCCGTTGGTTTATGTCGGCTATCTCCTGGGGATCGGTCTCTCCGATCAGTTTGATCTTGGCTTCCTGGGTGGCCTTGGCTATGGCCAGGTTCTTATATTTTTCGGTCAGCTGGTTGACTCCCTCGATCTCATCGTTGATTTCCCGCAGGCGTCGCTCGGCAGCTTTCTTCTCCGCCTCCTCCCGTTTTTTGCGCTCCTGCTCGGCTTTGCGGTCGGCCTCATCCTTTTTGCGCTTCCGCTCGGCCTCCTCCTTGTCTGCTTTCTCCTTGGCTTTGCGGTCCTTCTCCTCCTTGCTTTCGGTGCCTATGGCGCCGGCGCCGGCTGTCTGGTTTTGCGCCTGGGCCAGGCCAAAGAGGGCATCAATCTGCTTTTGTATCTCGATCCGTTCTTTACGGCGCTCGTCTTGTCTTTTCTTCAGGCCGTCAATAACCCGCTGATCCTCCGCTGCCAGGTCTACGGTTCCGCCTGGGGTGCTCCTGAACTTGCCGCGATTTTTGATCTGCTCGGTTTGGCGGTCGGTGATCTGCTTTTGTAGCTTGTCCTCCTCGACCAAAAGGTCCAGGACCTTGCCGCTCAGCTCCCCTGCCTTGGCGACGGCCGCTGTGGCCAGGGCCTTGGCTTGTAGGGATTTGGTAACGGCGTCTGTGGATTCCTTCAGGCCTTTATTCAGCCGGTCCTCCTCTTTTATGTTCTCCAGGTAGGGCCCGTACTCGTCCTTCAATGCTTTAATCGCGTCCTTTCGAACGTCCAGGCTCAGGGCGCTGTTGCTTATCGTGTCCTGTAAAAACTTGTACCTGGCCACCTCGTCGCCGGCAGCTTTGTTGGCCTCCTTGCTTAGTTTCAGCATATCCTGCTGTTGCTGCCACAGCTTATCCCCGGAATGTACCAGGGCGTCGATCGCGTTCTCCAGGCTGCCGTATTTGTTGATCAGGCCGGTAACTATGGCAATAACGGCGCCTATGGCAAAGGTTATGCCCGCTGGTCCGGCCAGGGCCGCTCCAAACGCTTTAAAGGCCTTGCCGACGCCTCCTGTGGTTTTGACCAGGCTTCCCAGGCTGTCTCCCAAAAGGGGCAGGTTATTCTGGATCGCTATAAAACCAAAGGGTAAATCTCGGGCGACCTGGCCAAGGTTCGCCAGGGCTGGTGCTGCCTGGTCCGCTGCCGAGCTAATGCCTTTTATATTTTTCCCGGCGCCCGTCAGGCTGTCGCCAAATTTATCAAACCCGGTACGGCCGATGTTCTTCACTTTGTCCATCGTGATCCGTAGCGTGTCCAGCTCCTTGTTCACCTTTTCGAAGGCCGGGCCGGTCTTGGTTTTAAGTTGCTTTTCGAGCTCCTTAAATTCTTTCTCCATGTCATTCAGGCTCTTGGTCACCTGGACCGTGTTGCCTTTTATGATTATCTCGAGCTCCTGTGCTGCCATTGTGGTTGGTTTAAATCTGCCATCCTTGCTTTCGCAGGTCGTCAAAAAACGCCCGCTGCTCCTCCGGTGTGCCTTGCATAGGGTGGGCCGGTATCTCCTCGTCGCCGTCCAGCTGCAGGAGGTCCTCGGGCCTGGTTGGGTAGCCTGCTGATTTGGGGTCTCCGTGCAGGCGGACCTGGATATACCCGAGCCACCGGACCCGTCGCCATTCCTGTAGGTCGTCAGCCTTCTGCTTATCCAGGTGGTGGTGGTAGGCCAGCATCAAGCTCCCCAGGGTCATGTTCAGGTAGTCCTTTTCGCTTATGCCGAGCTCCCCGAGGGCGATGCCTCTGATGTGCTCCCATCCTTCCCTGGTTCGGAGATCTGGTCCCTCAGTTCCCTCGCCTTTTTTTTTAACCCGTCCACCGTTTTTTCCAGCTTCAGGAGGATCGACCGGGCTGCTTTGCTCTCCTCGTAGGTCCGAACGATCCGGGTTAAAAGCTCTGAAACTTCCACGTTCGGCTCGTCGGTCATCTCGTCGGTCCAGTCCATCACCTGTTCAAAGGTAAAATCCGGGTCCTCCTCCTTGGCTATGCAATTGTTAAACAGGCCCCAGTAAATTATGACGCTGATCATCGCGCTGCTGTAGCTCCCTCCGGTGGCTATGCCCAGGGCCGTCAGTTTAACCATAATATTCTCGGCTGCCAGGGTCCCGAATTTCAGGCCCCTTTCGCGGCCGAGGATGTCCGCTCTAATATACCCGCCGGTGTTCGGCGTTGTCGTTGTATCCATCAGTCTGTTTTTAACGGTTAAGGTGCGACCACAGTAAGTTCGCCGGTGCTATTGATCGTCCCGGAGAACGCGATAGCCTGGGCGGTCTGCTTGGTGGTCGTGATGTTGGACAGGTAGGCTGCGTAGTTGCTATAAAACGCTTCGCCCAGGTCCACCGATCCGCCGTCGGAAGGGTTGTAAAACTTCACCCATACCTTGGTCCCGGCCACAGCCGCTACCTTGCAATCTTGCAGGCTGCATTGCGTCGGGTTGGGTAGGGTCTCGCAGATCGCCTGGAAATTAACGACGGCTCCCGCTGTCCCTGGGGCGGTTACTTTGCCGCAGTCGGTTTCCTGCTCGTCGATCGGTATGTCGATCGACTCGTCAAATTGCTGGAGGCATATCAGCGTTTTGTAGGTCACGCCTCCGTCAAAGCTCAAATAAAGGGGGACGGTCCGTCCGGCTACTTCGCTCATTGCTTTTGTATTATGTGGTTATTAATAGCTAAAATTTTACGGTTTATTTGTACTGGTCCGTTCTTGCTGTGGATAAATCCTATGCTGCTCGCCTCCCTGATCCAGAGCTGCCACTCCGCGTCCCCGAGGTCGGTTTGCGGTAGTAGCGCCTGCAGGACCTGGTTGGCTATGGCGTTGGCTATTTCCCTGGTGTTGCGTCCGCTGGTCCTGGTCACGATGTCCAGGGTAACGGTCGCGTTGCTCCTCCACAGGGTGTCGTCGTTGTCCGGTGTCCAGTCTATATTCTGCAGGGTCACGAAATGGTCCGGTGGTGTGCTCCAGGGCTCCTCCTGGTAAAAAGGCACCGGGTTCCCTGCGTAGGTAAGGCCCGCCAGGAGGGTGCCGTAAATCGTCTGTATTGCGCTCGTAGGGTCCTTCATTACCTGGGGTTTTGTGTTGCTCGTTTAAGTTCCGCCTTCAGCCGCTGCTCTAAATTAGCGATTCCTAGTCTGTAGGCCGGGAAAAAAAACGGCCTGGCCGGCAGGTTCACTTCCCGCTTTACTGGCCTGGGTCGCATGAATTGTTTGGCGTATTGCTCCAGGCCTGCTGGAATTTCCACCATCGTCCCGGTTCCGAATTCCACAAACGGCGCGTAGAAAAGTTGCGCGGTCACTTTCCAGGAGGCGCTTGCCAGCCTGGTGGCCTTTATGCTGTTGGCAAGAAACCCGTGATCCTTCCGCACCCATTGTGCCGCTGTTCGCTCTATCTCCAGGGCCGTGTCGGCGATCTCCGCCTCTACCAGCTCCTCCAGGCCTGGTCCCAGGCGTCGCAGTTGGCTGGCCAGCCTGGATACTCCTTTGCTCGTTATGGTGAAATTCTTTTGTGCCATTAAACGACGGTTTGAACGTATTTATTTGCGGCCAGGCTGTTCCACTCGGGGTATGGCAGGGGCTCGGTTTCAGCCTGGAATCTGATCCCTCGGTTCTGGTATAGCCAGGCGGTCACCCGCAGAACGTCGTGCTTCAGCTCCTCGGGCAGCTCTAAAAATCCGGCCACGTAGTCGATCTCCATAAGGCCGGCGACCTGGTTGTGCAAAAGGCCGGCTACCAGGGCGTAGTCCGTCCCGGCTACCAGGGCGTCGTTGGATTCAAAGGCTACGTGGCTGGTGATCGCCGCTATGCTGATCGTCGGTCCCATCGGCAGGGCGTAGGGCGTGCCGCAGCCGTCCATCTGGATCACGGCGGTTATTTCCTTCTGCCCAAAGCTCAGGCCGGTGTATTTTTCAATCATCTGCCTGGCTGCTGTGATCATCTCCTCTATGATGTCATCCTCCTCGCTGTGGGTCACGGCCATCCAGTCCTTGGCTTCCTGCAGGGTGACCGGCTCCGTCGCCAGGTCCGCTGTCACAATCGGTATTTGCAATATCTGGTTCATTGTTTTTGGGTTTGTGGCTTCGCTTGTCCTGCTTTGGCAGGTGGCTTCGCTCCGCCTTTTTTCGGTGCTGGTGTTCCTGCTTTGGCAGGTGCTGTCTCTCCATGCTGTGGCTCCTCCGCTTTAAAAAGGGCGACCGTAGAAACGGTCCCCTTAACAGACTGTGAATAAAAACGAACGTTCGCGATCCAGTCGGCGGCGGCCTCTAGCTCCTCTCCGGGATCAAGTTCCCTCGATCTCGCTCTCGCCGCTTGGCTCCTCTCGGTGTAGGTTTCTCGGTTTTCCAAGGATCGTATTTTCGCGACCCAGGCTGCCGTGTCGGTCCGGTCCTCTATGTAAATTCCGGCCTCTCCGCAATTCTCCCGCAGCCCTGGCGTCCCCGTGCTGATAACGGGAATGCCCGAGGCCATTGCCTCGGTGGCCGTCATGCCCCAGCTCTCGTATTTGGAGGGCATGATCAGTATCCTGGTTTGGGCGTAAATCGCCGCTATGTTCTTGGTCTTGGGCAGCACCAGGACGTTGGGCGGTTGCTTGGTGTATTGTCCCTCCTCCAGGGGTGCGCTGTAGGACCCGATTATGCCAATAAATTTTTTGTCCGGCATGGCCAGGGCTATCCTGGTCAAAACTTCCCCGCCCTTATTGCCGTCCAGGTTGATCAGGGTGATAAACTCCTGCTCGTAGTGGTCCTTGCCGTCGTCCCAGTCGCGGTAGTCGCAGGGTGGGTGTAAAACGATCGAGGGGCAGTCGTAGGCGACTCCCCTGGCTGCGTGCTCGGTGTTGTAAATAGCGTATTGGCCGTACCTGGCCTGGAGAATGTCCGGGCGTCGGTGGTTGTTGTGTACCAGGTGAATAACCGGCCGCTTGTAAATCTCCCCAAAGCCCAGCACCGTCGGGGTGTAGTCCAGGTGGGTTATGAAAACCGAGGCCCATTCGCAGTTGGCCATTATGACGTCCCTTTCGTTGGGATAGCATTCCACGCCATCGTAAATATAAACCCGGTCTATGCCGTAAAAGGCGGCGTTCAAAAGGAGGACCCGCACCTGGTGTCCCTTGCTTTGGAGCTTCTTTAAAAGGCGGTGTAGGTACATCTCTCCTCCGCACAAATGCTTGGGCGGGTAAAGGTGAACGGCGGCTAAAATCTTTTGTTTATTCATGTCTGTTTATTAAAATATTCGGCTACGATCATCCGGTATCCGTAGGCGTCCAGGCTCCCGTCCTGGATTATGGCAAATCCTTGGGCCTGGAAATCCTCGGTGGTCCACAGGCTTTTGTGTCGCTCCAGTTCGTTGCCCCGGTAGGCGCCCTGGCTGATCCAGATCGCCGGGGTAACGATCACAAAAACGCCCCTGGGTTCCAGGAGGTCCTTGCACCTGGCTATGACCAGCGCTGCCTCCTCCTTGGTAAAATGTTCTATGACGTCGGTCATCAAAATAGCATCAAATTTTTCGTTGTTCTTCTCCAGGTAGGCCTGGATCGTGGTCTCGTATATCCGGTCGTAAAGTTCCCAGGCTGCTGTTCGGTATTGCGGAAATCCTTCCACGCCGACCAGCCTGGTTTTAAACGGGGTAACGCCGCAATCGTTCCAGTTGCGAACGGCGCAGCCGTTGATCCCAAAGCCAACGCCGAGATCCAAAACGCTTTTTGCCTGGGTTAATAGCACGCTGCGGGTCACCGGGACGATCGTTGATAAAGCTCCTATTGGCATTGGTTCAGTCTGTTTAAAAAGCCAAAGGGAGGACCTACGGGGCCCTCCCTTTCGGCGGTTATGATAGTGCAAAAAACAACAGCCGTTTATAGCGTTTTTTTCACGAAGGCCTGGGCTGCTTCCAGGGCAACACCGATTGGTGCTTCTGCCAGGAACGTTACTTTGTTCTTGACGAAGTTGTCCGCGTGGTGCTCGCTGGTCCTGATCGAGAAGGCTCCGCCTTGCACGATGTACAGCGCCGTAAAGTCCCCGACATAAATTTTGCCGGTGGTAACGTTCTGGTGCTTGTACAGGGGTAAACCGGCTACTAAAACTTCGCCTGTTGGGCTGATTACCACGCCTCCTGGGACGCTGTAATCGACCGGCTTGGTTTTCATAATTCCGGCCCAATGCAGGGGCGTTGTCAGGATGCCGTCTGCGGCGTAGCCGTAGCTGTCCACCTCGGCGATCATGTCGATCAGAGCTTCGGCTACGACCGTTGCGCTTGAGGCGCTGGCGGTGGCCAAAGAATCCAGAAGGTTTAGCACCTTCACGTCCTCGCGGCGGTAGAATTTCTCGGTCAGTTTCCTGGTGAGATAATTCTGGAGCCAGGGCACGTTCATCAGCATCTGCCTGGTCACGGTGGCGTATCCTGCTTCGAAGTCCAGGGTCAGGTTTATCATTTGGGTGTCGATGTCGACCTGG